ATCTGTTTGAAAGACTATATCATGACCAAATAGACAACTCTCATGACTCGGTGTATTTGTTTTTGTAGCATTTCTAGAGTCAAGACATATTCTATTAGAATAGGTTGTAGTATAAGATGTATTATTCAATATATGGTTTACAAAAGTTGCCTGACCACCTGCATAATCACAGACATTACATACAATATCTGTATCTGCTAAAAGATGGCGAGTATTATATGCTGCATCAATAGCAATATAGGCATCATCAAATTTAGCCATTATTGCATGATAACTTAAAAAAATTTCAATACAATCATTGTCATTCAAAGGATTAGCATCTGAAAAAAATACGTTTCCATTTACTGTAGTTCCTGTAGGTGGAGGATTACGTCTAATTTGTGTATAATCTGGTATAACATGTATATTAAACCTGTATGTTTTTGGCATAAACTGAAATGTACAATTATTCTTATCATTCAGAGTAACATCACAAAAATACATACATCTGAGTCTTGATATAAGGTCGGGTAATTGAGCCTTTGGTACAGTACAATCTCCCGACTGACTCGCTACCGATTTATATAAATAATAAACAAGTAGTTGCCAAAAATAATTCATACATATTACATTTTTTCGTTTAAGTATTCTTATATCGTTATTGTTAAAATCATAGGGTTCTCTGAATGTCCAAGGTATTTCGCGCTGAATATATTCGTAGATTAATTTATCATAGTGAGTTATACCTGTATAATAAAAAGTTGGGGTGGTTGTATCAAGACTTAGTGGAAATCTAGTACAAATAGGTATTTGACTATTCATAAAACTATCCATGGATATTTGATAAAAATCTATTCCATTATTCAATCCAGGAATACAGTTTACATGATTAAATACATCTTGTACATGACAAGTATGTATGTTTCCTACAAAAGTAGGTTTAGATACAATACTTGTTGTAATTTGTGCGGTTGCGTATTTTTCTATAGCATCCAATACCGTTCCTCCCAAGATGCTGTTTGTTTTTTTAAGAATATCATCTTCTAGGTCTTTATCCTTTTTTTTATCATTCCATGTACAAATAGAATCATGCGTTGTATCAAAAAATAAAGTGTTTTGTGTAACCTTGCTAGTGTAAGGAGGTACATCATGACAAGTATATGATTTAGTCCCAGGATTAAGTTTAAAACTATGACCATCTATATCCCCTATGATTAATTCAGTTGCATCTCTTGCCATTATATATCCACTATACAATTTATTACTTTAATCTCGTAATAACCAAGTGTGCTGAGACAGGATTGACTCCTCCCGCCACTGGTGTGGCCGTCAATGCAATCGGCTGACCCAATGGATTCCGTATACTCAGTATACTACTGGGCAACACCGTTTCCACGAGGCAAATGCCGACCAATTGACTCGTCCCCGTGGCCCGTCCCACGACCGTGGCTGGATTTTGTCCGGCATTTAACACAATGACTAGTTGTGCCGATTCCGTCACACTTACCTGAAACATCACTTGGTAAATCCCGACCGAGACAAGGGTAAAGGCTGAAGAACTGAGTCGTATAATATCCAAACCAAAGGTTGGACCGTTTTGCGGGAACAACAAGTCTGCCCCGGGGGCAATCGTTGCACCGTTGTCTCCGGGCATCAGGGCAAAGAAATCGGCAGAACTAAAGGACCCAGATAGACCGACAGGTCCAATGGGCCCCACAGGTCCGGTGAGTCCGATGGGACCAATCGGACCGGCCGGTCCAGGTTCGCCTGGAGGTCCAGGGGGTCCACCCGAAGGTCCAGGAGGACCTGTAGACCCCGTACGCCCTTTGGGACCACGAGACCCGGTCCGACCTCTAGGACCTCTTTCATAATTGTCACAATATAGATTGTTGTACATATACACTAATGTTCTAGTTTTAATTGTTAAAAATATTTTAACGGATTATATAGGGTCTATATAATGAAAAATACCACCAAAAAAAAGAAACAAACGAAGGACCCCTATCTGTATTTCAACAAGTCCTCTATTGAGACAAGAATGCGTCAGGATTTGATTGATTTTAAATACGATGATGTGGATTTGAGAAAAGAAAGTCTTGCGTTATTCAAGGTACCCAACCTTTCACATTTTCATCACATGATAGAAAGATGTCTTGCAAATATAGAGACCATAGCAAAGGGCAAAACCTATTACGATGCAGTACACAGCGTAGAAGAGGATAGCCAAAGGAAATTGTGGATTTATAGAACTTATTTGTTTTATACGTTTTTATGGTTTGCCACGTATGCCTTTACCCACCCAAAAGTGTTTCCCAAAGTACTTCCGATAGAGTGGCGTGACTTGCGTAAAGAATTGTCTCAGTTCAAAGTGGGTCTCTTTGGCTCTATCAAGCCCACCTCGGACATAGACGTTGGGCTTCAATACAACGGTCGTACAGTCTCCGAACTACATTACTTGGTTCATTGTCTGGAGGAGATGTTTCTTGTTTATACGAAACAGTCTAGTTTGAACTTTGACATTGAGATGTATGCAGATTTACTGACCCTTTATCAAAAACCTCACGACCGTTTCTATTTAGATTCATTTACGTTTGGTCTAGCCGAATTTCACCAGTTGCTCCCGTATACCTTCCATAGTATTTTACGGAACATCCTGATACGAAAAGACCACGATGGTACCATCATTACGTATGATGATTTTTACAAGAAACTTAAAGAGTACGACACGACCGTGGGTCAATTTTGCACGCTCATGTCCATTTCAAAAAAAGAATTTTACGGACACTTGAAACCTTTGTTTCAGGCGTCCAAGAAAGAACTCACGACCTTTTTGACACTTCCTTACAATCGCCAACGACAGACCTATTATCAAAAAGTAAAACGAGCCGAAAACTACAAACAAAGCCATTATGATGTACTTGAAGCTGGAAATGATGTACCCACAATCGTTGAAATGATTTGTCTCATGGCAGACGCCCTGACCTACCGTATGGAAAGTTATTTGTGCGCCCCAACCATCATACACATCGTAAGGGTGTTACAAGCAAGTAAAGATATGAATTATGCACGAAAAACGGTAGACATTTACTGCAAGAACATCCCGATTCACGAAGACCCTTTTTGCTCCATTGGTCTGGTCGGTTTCATGATTAGTCTCTTTGAACAGCTTGGCTATTTATTACGCTTTCATGATAACCCTGACAAAATCAGAAAATATACCATACGGATAGAGGATGCAAAACAACACATCCAAAAAATATATAATCATCGTATTGTATAATGCTGACGTATGATGATTTCGCCGCATTAGGCGAACATCTTTATAGGATTTCTCAAATGACGTATAGTAGAATGGTGGTGTTTATAGACCAGGTACGAAGACTCCGTTGACCGAATATAGTGTATGACCAAAATACAAGCCAACGGGTTCATCGGTTGAAATCGTGAATAACCATCATTCAGCTATCAATGTATCTTGAATTTGCATAAAAAAGAAACAGTTCAGTTCAGTTTAGTTTCTTTTTTATCTACACTTGACACTTGACACTTGTTTCCGGGTTCACCCAGAATGCGTCTATGTAAGTTTCGGACGGACCTTGGGGATACGAGAATTGATTATCCAGACAGAAAAGATTCCAAATACAAGAATGATATATTTCATGATTTCTAAAAACAAATGGTAGTTTTTGTTTGTACGTTTATGTTTAAATACCCTTACACTTTGAACCATAACGAATAATAGAATGTCAAACATTATCATTAAATAGATGGGAATGCGATTTCTTTTTGTAATCTTCCAAACATTGATAATGACAAATAAAAAAATGGAGATTCCCAGGATACTCCCGGTGCGAGGCTTCATATTAAATAAATCTCTTAACTCAGTATGTGTCGGGTCGTCTCCAGACATATAATTTTTGTATTTGAGTTTTTTGTATAAATACGATATCCAACATTCACCATTCAAAAAGGTCCAGTGTAAGACCATTACATAAACGAAGGCTAAATACACATAATCATATCTATTTTTCTTAAAAAGAAAAGCGTAAAAAGATATAAATATTACAATCAAAATGTGAAACCAGGCAATCAGATGCAAAAGCATATTATATAGGACGGTTATAATTTTAGCAAGAAACCCATCGGTACAAAATAGTGTCTATGGTGTATCCTGTTGCAATTGTGAGCGAACCGGGTCCAGCGAGACATCCTCGGTTTCCTTTATGTCTATCTATCATTCCGAGAAACCCCTGGTCGCCTGGCCTTGGGGGTACGAAACCTGATTATCCAGACAGAAAAGATTCCAAATACAAGAATGATATATTTCATGATTTCTAGAAACAAATGGTAGGATTTGTTTGTACGATGATGTTTAAATGTTTTGAAACTGATATACATGGCCAATAATAGAATGATAAAGGTGATTCCCAAATAGAGAGGGATACGATTTCTTTGGGTAATGACCCAAAGATTGAAAATCACGAATAAAATATGTATACTGGCAAGGATAGCCACGGTGCGAGGCTTCATATCAAACAAAGAGGTCAGTTCATTGTCATTCAAATTGTCTCCAGCCTTATAGTCTTTGTATTTGAGCCTTTTGTATAAATACGAAACAAAACATTCTCCGGTAAAGAAAGTCCAGTGTAAAATGACTACATAAATGTAAAATAAATACACATAATCAAAGAGATTCTTGGTAAAAAGAAAAACGTAAAAAGATACAAATATTATCACAGCAATGTGTAACCAGGTAATCAGATGCAAAAGCATATTATATTAGTACGGTTATAATAATGTAGGTATACCCTTATAAAAATAAACGCTTCTTATAATGGCGGTCTGGACCGATAAGTTCAACATGAAACATTATATTTTAGACCCGTTTTCGGTGATTGTGAAACTCGCAATTTTGAGCAAGAAACCCATCGGGACCAAGATATTGATACAAACCAATTGTCTCTATTTTCAAGAACCTGGTTTTTTTCAATCGTTGTCACGGGTCTATTATCATTCCAACAAGATTGATATTCAGTATCTGTACAATCCCATTTATCAGGCATGTGAATCCTTTTTAAAACAAGATTGTAAAAAATACGAACTCCTCTTTACCTTTGCCCTGGAAGGTCTGAGACGTCTTATGGAGACCTATTCTAATTGTTCCATCATTGGTCTTTGTCTCAGTTATTATTACTGTATCATAGACCAGTATCTCAAGAAAACAGAAAACAAACATTTGTTTTACAAAGATACCCTTTCGGATTTGTATACGGCCGAAATGGTGAAACGCATGAACTCGGTCTGGACCGACGACAAACTCAAAATTGTCCTGGACATGGTTCAGTTCTTGTCCAAGGACCAAAAGGCGGAATGCAATATCAAGTCGCTGGAGACACTGATGGACAACAACGACTTGACGTGTCGTGAAACCTTTTTGGCCATCTAATATACCTATTCAGAATAAACCCACTATCTAATATATTAGACTATAGTAATGAACCCAAGAAAAAAAATAAAATCTAGAAAACGAAGGGTAGAAATAAAGGGAGGTGCTGAGGCTGTTGATGCTGATGAGGCTGCACCTGAGGCTGCACCTCAGGCGCCTCAGTTACTTCCATTACTTGAACGTACAATATCAGTCACCGCGGTAGGGCAACGAATTATACAATATACAAAATATAGTCTAAGTAAAGAAATAGAAACAGAAACAGATGATATGGAATACTCTATTCCTGAAAGTCAAGATGAAAATAACATTGACTATCCCGCCCCCAACCCTATTCCCGCCCCCAACCCTATCAATGAATCTGGTTGTTGTAGATTCACTCTACAACAACGGTTAGGAATTATTAACGAACAAATAAGTCTAATACATCAAAAATATGAGGAACTTATACAAAAATTAGCAGAAAACACGTATAATCTATATGCAGAATCAGGTATTATGGAACCTCCAAATTTAGAAAGGTATAATGAATGGGAAGCAAAATCTAAACAGTTATTGTTTGGATATCAGCGTCTTAGTGTGAATGATTTGAAATTTGCATTATTCGCTTTGTTGCCTCAATTTGAGTTAGAAGGAAGAACCTATAAATTTGACGAAGGTTCGACTACGATGATTGCGTTGATAAAGAACTATTCCTATAAAATGATAACCTCTTTATTTACCACGGCGAATATAACCTATGCTGTAATGAACTATCGTATGCCAGGAGAGGTGTTGAATGATGAAAACTATATCTATTTACAAAATTTATTGTCTCTCATGAAATGCGGGTCTACCCTTATCAATACAAAATTAAAAACCCGTTGGGGTGAGTATTTTGGATACCCATACGACCCACAAGTGACGTATCATCATAGTGGGGGAAACATGATTGTGATGATTGCTGGAATGTTGTGCTATTTACATGATAAATCAGAAATCCAAGAATATGGTGGAAATATTCTTGAAAAAATACGGATCATTTTTGACACCGTACTAGGTGGATATAAGACTATATTTTATGATTGGTTAGCTACCAATATGGACAATCTGGATTTTAAAGCAAATTTATATAGCTGTACCGAAAATTTAAGCGATATGGATTTTATTCTTTTTGCTCCCGAAGACTATGTAGATGATATTGAAAATAGAGATTTGGCCATTCTCAGTAATCTAAGTGGTCAAATCATACGAGACATTATAAACGATTCATGTAACTATCCATTTCCTGAAGCATCTGCAAATGAACCTGCTGGGGTTGCTCATGTTGAACAGCAAATTGCAGAAGCATTTGTTGCGGGAAGGGCGCATGCAAGTGAAGTAGCAAACGCTAAAGTTTCTGCAGCAGTTGCAGCTGGAGGTGTTGATAGAGGTTTTGCAGCAATTAGTGGTATTATTTCAGAAGTTAGATCAGCATGTGTAGCTGGAGGTCCTGCTAGTGGTGCATCAACTGAAGTTGCAGGAGCAATTACAATTGCAGTTGAAGGAGCTATTGCAGCTGTAGCTTCTAAAAATGGTGAACAAGCACTTAGTGCAGCGATTGCAGCAGCAGGTAATGTAGGAGGTGAAATAGCACGTGCTAATAAATTTAATGAATATAGTCGTTATTACTACGCACGTGCGCTGCTACCCTTTCACAAACAGTTTGGAGATGGATGGCCTCCCTTTAAATACAGTAATTTGACACAAACAGGTGCGCCTGATTTTGGAACCATTGCTGACTGCGACAATCATGGATATCGTCAAACCGCCAATAAAATAAAGGAAGTTCCCATGTATTTAAATAGATTGAAACAAGGGTATTTTCCTTTTGTAAATTTAACATCACAAATACCTGCTGAGTTACGTAAAATATATGCTAGTAAATATGGTGAATGCATTGACCTTTCTATTGGTACGTTGCAGAGTGAATTTTATAGGCACAAACATCATAATTGGGAAAGTGGAGATTATTACACGATAGAAACTCTTTTATGGGAACTGAAAAAAATATTATCTAATCCTCCTGACGATAAAACACCAAAACGTATCATACGTGCAAATTTTCTGGAATTAATAAATATCCAAATGGTAAATATACTCTTTAAAGTGATTGCTCATCATATACAAGAATACAATTATACAGAAGAAGAAAAGATGGTAAAGAAAGCAGAATTAATCGTGAAACTACAGAATGAGATGGATATAGCAGGAAGTAGTTCGGCTACTGCCTGGGCTACTGCCTCAGCTTCTGCTCAGGCTAGTACAGCAGCGGCTACAGCTTCAGCAATGGCTATTGCCGTAACAGCTGCGTCACAAGTTGTTTCTACTGGAGCGAATGCCGTAGAGGCTGCAATAGTAGCAGCACAAGCACGAGCAACACAAGAACGAGCAGAAAGAGCAGCAGCGGCAGATGTTTTTAATGAACAAGCTG